TGTGTTTAACAGCGTACATCGCTGCAACATTTGATGCGCTGACTCAGAAAGAGTTGGCTTCACAAGTGATCGCAATCACATCCATGTGTTTTGCTTGGTGGTTCGGAGATCGTTCTAAGACGACAACCAAAACGCCTTAGTTACTCTCGTGGCTGTGGATGATACCGCATGTATTTTTCGGGATCATTGCAGCCTTCAGTTCCTCCGCAGTTATCACACAACCATGTGCCATCCTTGACAGGTTTAGAGAACTGACAGCTTGATGCTTCGACTGGCACAGCCATGTCACTCCAGCATACATCTCGTTTGAAACACCCTCGGCATCTCCAGTCAGTTATATCCACACTGATCTTTGCAGCATCACCATTAAGCACAGTCACTATGCGATGCTTTAGATAACTCCACTCAAGCTGATCGAACTCAACAATCTCCGCATGATAGCGAGACTTGTCTTTGTTGTACGCAATAAAGAATGCTTCTTTCATGTCAGCCAGTGCCATGTACATCATCAACTGACAGTAGTAACTGTGGAGTGAAATCTTCACGCCCTTGTTCAGAAACTTTTGGAAGCTGGTGTTGTTCATGGATTTGATTTCAAGGATGTAGGTCTTACCATCCAACTCAATCATGCCATCAGTGTGCGAACTAATGTGTCCACCCAACTCCTGATAACTCCCCTGCTCTCCAGTCTCAGGATCATTCTCGATGACCACTGCACCCTTAACTTTTTTGCGGTCAGCAACAACAACCTCCTCGATCATGTGACCCATCGCAAAGATGCGCTTGAGAAATGCTGGAGGCTCAGTGTTTGGAAATCCTCTCAAAGAAAATGCTAAGTTTGCATCGCAAGGATTGCCTACACCACTGGCTCCAATGTATTTGCGAGACTTACTCTCCGTCTCCAAATCATAAGCATCATCGATGAACGTAATTACATTAAGTGCTGGCGATTGATCTGTCATTGAGAGTCACCTTGTATAAGTAAAGTCCGTGAGAAACATGAATCTTGTCAACTGAATGTGAGCCGTGCTTTTCTTTGCGAAGGTGACGAAGCTGTGCGCTAATGCTGGCCTCTGGATCACCAGTCTCTTTGGCGATAGCAGCCAGTGTCATGGGTACTCCACTGCGGCAAGCCTTCTTCACTCGATCAATTTGTTTATCTAACCTTTCGTCATCCAGCTCTGGCGTGTAATCACTACCATCAAACTTTTCCATACTCTTATCCTCTTTATTCTAGTACCAAAAAAGCCCCAATGAAGGGGCTTGGTGATCTCGCTAAGACTTAGAAGGGGATGTCGTCATCGAAGCTATCTTTACCAGATGATGCAGTGCTAGTCACACCTACTGGGGTTGCCGCTGGTTGATCTCCAGCAGCGAAGTACGGGTTGTTTTGGCGTGGCTCTCCACCACCTTTTCTGCGTTCACCTGTTTGATCTTGCCAGTCAGCACCTTGCACAACATGCACGCCAACTTTCAGACCTTTCATTTTTGCAACGTCAGGAGTCGAGTGCGTGTATCCAGCCTTCACTAACATCGTCTTCAACCTGCGTTGACCAATCTCCTGCGCTTCAGCAGAAGCGTTGTGGATGTTCATATAGTCGATGACTTGACCTGCTCCATCTAAAGATGTGAGGGTTACAGCTAACCGATGTCCTTTGCCATTCTTAGTTTTCTTGATCTCAGCATCCGCGATACGACAGATGTGTGATCCAGCAGCGAGGGTTGAACCACCCTTGTCTGCTTCAATTCCAGATAGATCAATACCTGATAATCCATTCCAATCACTCATAATTTACTACTCCGTTGTGGCAGCGTTGTTGCTTGCCAGTTTATTAATATTGCTTGTATGTTTTGCCCACTCTTCATCGTTCATTTGCATCTTGGCAAACAGCACAGTGATGTCATCGCACTTCTCTACTGGCAGTAAACGCCTCCGTGGATCACGCGCTTTCGCGTAGTGTCCTTGGACTTGATCAGTAACCAAGTATCGAGTCACCTTTAACTCGCCATCGATCTCCGCAGTCTTGCGCTTGCCACAAAAAACGTGGTCAAACAATGCAGGGATTTGCTTACTGACTTTGCCACCTTTAACCATGGGCCAGTAGGTGGTCTGCCCATTGTCATCTTCCTCCTCGGCTAAGAGGCAGGTACACACAACGTGCATGTCCAAATCTCTCATCCACTTTAATGCAGCGATCATTAATCGAGAGTTGTCACCCCACTTATCAAACGTGTTCTTGTTGTCTTTATGCTTCTCTTCAAGGAAAGACATTAGCTGATCTGACAGCTCGGTCACTGAGTCAATGAAGATTGCTTTGTATCCCATTGCTTTAAATTCTTCGCCTGTGATCATGCTCATCGTGCCGCGAAAGGAGAACACTCCCTTCTCTGGATCATGATCATCATCCCAAGAGGTAACAGGGATCACATCGATGGATACGAGTGACAAAGATTTTAGGCCACCCTCCAGTGAGATGATTAACGTCTTGCCATACTCACGCTGAACGTGGATAGCTTGAGTTGTTTTTCCGAATCCGTGATGAGCACATAAGAGAGTCTTCTCGAAGTGAACGTCTGCATCGGTGGTGCTTAAAACTTTAAACATTAGATGGCCTCGATTTTAAATTTAGGTTTCGCGGCTGAACGAGTGAGTGCATGAGCCAGTCGATCTCGATCAACTTGTGATGCCTTCTCGTAGCGTGTCTTGGTTACTGCAAATTTCACGTTCATGCACTCAGGTAAATCGTCTGGCCCCTTATAAAGGTCTGCCATAATATCCTGATCCCATGTCATCTTCTCAGCCACAGTTGCTTGAACCAATAGGCTCTCGGTCTTCACAGCATGCTCACCGACTTCTCTCATTGCAGGGGGTAATGCCATAGCTAACCCCTCTGTCGCAACGTCTAGGGCTAATTTAGCGTCCTTATAGCGTTGTTGTAATAACACAACATCAAGGGCATGCTCTTGGATGCGTTCTAAAAAGTCTGCACCTTCTACTTCTATCTTACTTGTTGGTAATGAAGAGCTGTCATCGTCATAACTGGATGGATCAAACATTCCCATGTGTATCTCCCTTCTTTCTTATTAATTAAATGTGATCTAATTTGTAATCATGCAAATGATATGTCACAATTGTGGCGAAATCAATACATTTTTTAAACAAGGGAAAAATAAAATGTCAGTTCAATACAGACTCAACATCAACAGGTTGTTCCGAGACCTTGGTGGCCCAAGTGCCATGGCTCGATATACGGGTCATCCAAGAACGTCCTTCTACAGGTGGATTAATAGCGACAGTGTTAGCTCAAAACTTTTGGAAGATATAAAAACTGCGTTCCCTGATCTGGAACTCGACTTTTATTTTGAACCTATCGAAGTCCGAGAAGTGATTGCCAGAACAGGACATATAAAGAGGGGGCTTGCCCCAAGAACAATCGACAGAGAGTTAACGCAAAAAGAAAAGAATGCGCTGAAGACGTATCACAAAGAATAAAGGGAGCAGACATGAGCAAGGGAAATTTAGAAAAGGCTTTGGAATATCTGGAGGCTGGTTGGTCAATCATTCCATTGTCGTCAGTGGAGAAACATCCACTCGTCAAGTGGAAGAAGTATCAGCAGGAACATCCAACTACCGATGACTTAGAGCGGTGGTGGGAAACGTGGCCTGATGCAGACCTTGGCATAGTGACGGGCGCAATCTCAGGGTTGTGCGTGGTCGATGCTGACAACCAAGCATCTGTTGAGCGTGCTGAACTGGAGGGTTACATCTCCCCCATCCAAGTGAAGACAAAGCGTGGGTGGCACTACTATTTTGCTCATCCCATGGACGGAGTAATCCGTGGCCCAAGGTCAGGAGTTAATAGTGGTAAGCACTGGATAGATTGCAATGGGTTAGATTTCCGTGGCGATGGCAGCTACGTTAAAGCCCCACCCTCAAGCAACTACTCATGGTCTATCCCAGAGGGCATGGACATACATGAAGACATGCCTATCTTTAAGGATTATATCAAGCCACAGACATCGGTTGACGCAGTGACATCTGAGTTCCTTGGGCTTGAATCGATTGATCTTTCTTCTCTGGCTATGGAAGGTGACGCGAGGCGTGACATCTGGAAAGAGACTGAGGATTACGCAAAGCAATTTGATAGCAATAAAATCCCCATGACTGGTGGTCATGGTTGTCATGATCGGGTGTTTCAGTATTTATCGTATGCCGTGTTAATCCATGGCGTAGGTGTGGAGCTGGAACAGATTGGTCGTGAGTTTATGGAGAAGTTTTATGAAGAGCCTCTGCCCGAACATAAGTTTAAAGTTAATCTCGACTCGGTGAGAGAGAAAGAGATGCGGAACCATCCTGAGAGATTTGATATTGAGGGCAATTACATTCCTCGTGATCAAGGTGATGCAGATGTTGCGTTCACTCTGGATGTGGAGGAAGAGGAGAAGGAAGATAAGTACATTATCAAACCTCTCACAGTTGCTGATGCTGATGCGTTAATCGAGGAGGCTGCAAGTTTTAAGTACCTGATCGAGCCATGGTTGCGGAAGGGAAGTATCACTCAAATCTTTGGGTACCCAGGTCACGGCAAGTCCATGTTCTGTCAGCATGCTATGTACCATTTGGCTGTTGGTAGGAACATGGGAGCATACGAGGTAGAGAAGCCAGCCAATGTTCTTTACTTCGACTGGGAGAATGGCAGGGCAACAATCGGCAACATGCTTAATCGTTTTCGCAATTCATTTGGATCGACTGATAAGTTTAAAATGTGGACTCCCTTTATCAGCCAGAACGAGATCAACTTGAATGATCAGAAGGGACTCATGGAGTTCCAGAAGTGGGTGGTTCAAGTTAACCCTGATGTCGTAGTCATCGA